TGCATGTTCTGTGGCAGGTTGAACCCCACATCTATCATCTTTCGCCCGTAGGTGAGTTCCTCGATTAAATTAGCATATGTTCTACCAGCATGTACTTGAATCAGGTCAACATTCTTGGCTCCTGCGTAAGCCTCCATATATTTTGTATCATAGCAACCATGCTTAGGTTTCTCGCTCTGGAACACAACCCCACACGGGCAAGTATACCAATCTGACTTTCTACCGTTATTCTCTACTATCCTCTGCTCGTCATTAGTCTGCATACGGCATATTGGACATTCCATAGGTTTTACGCAATCGTCTTTAGCTTGTGGCATCTATGACCTCAACAATTCTGTTATACAATCTCTTAGGTTTAATATTAGCCATGCACCACGCTGCGTTTGTAACTGGGTCAATCGGGCACTGCACATCATACTCGTAGATTAATCTAAAGCAAGGTGCACATTCACAATCTGACTCCAGTGAATAATCGTTCTTAAAGTGTTTTGTAATGTTTTCTATTGTTGTGTGTCCAAGCAGTCCAATCTTTGGCGTGTCAAAACAGCCACTAGAATGTAATAAACCAGTATCTGGGGAAATAACAAGGTCAACAAGTTTAGTTAATGCCATGCTCTCTCTAATGCTTATCTTACCTGCAAGTTGTGTGATATTCTCCTTTGGGAATGTGTTAGCCACATCTTCAAGGATTTGGCACTTGTTGTCTCCTACTGTAATAATGTGTACATTCGGGTGGCTCTTGACTAAGTCGCCTATAACATAATCAGTCCAAGGATAGACTTTGTTCTTACCACTGCCACTAAGACACCATAAGATATTAAACTTACCATCTTTGATATGGCTTAATGCCCTGTATTCTTCTTCTTTTGTGAACATTAATGATGGGGTATTCCCCACACCTTCAAATTTTGATATATCTGCAGTAACTTCATAATAGTTCTTATTGCAAACCACTGCTCGTTCTTTCTTCGGGTACACATACATTGGACTGACGGGGTGTAAAGCAACATTACATTCTATGCTTTCTGTAAAGTTTAGTACCTCGTCATACTTGACCTGTTTTTCTAACTTCTTCCAAATCTTATGCAAATCGTCAATAGGTGTTTCCTTTTTATGCTCTATAAACTTGTCAATGCGTGTGTCATGCTTGAATATGTCCATACCACGCTCGCCTGTATAGAGAGTTATATGGTAACCCAATTCTTTCAATCTTGCTATTACTGGAGTTATCAGAACGCAATCGCCAAAAGCTCCAATCCTGATTACTAAGGCTTTCTTAATCTTTTCCATTAACCACCTTCTGCTTTATATTAAAATCTAACACTCCCCCACAATTATCAGTCATGGAGTTATTATTATAACTTGGTATTACCACACAAATCATAAAATACCTTTATTATTTTTGCATAATTAAACTGTAATCTCCATTAGCAGCATGTCTACCTGTATAAAGTATTTTAAATCCTAACCCAATCATCTCTGTGCAAAATTCTTCAAATGACCAGAATATATGGTGTTCTCTAACCCACCAATGTCCCCATCTAATAGGGTCATTAAAGTCTATAAAATGAGTATCAGGCATTGATATACATAATATACCATTATCTACTAACTTATCTTTTAATAACTCAGCTACTTTTACAGGGTCCTTGGTATGTTCTAATACATGGTGACACCATATAACATCAACTATAGGAAGTAAATCAATATCTTTTTCTATATCTCCATATATAATCTTATGAGTATCTGATTTTAATTCGGTGTTAATATCAAACCCTATTGTTTCCCAACCATATTCTTCTTTAATTGCATCTAATAAAAATGTATTACCGCAACCAACATCTAAAAATGTATTAATATTATCTTTACTATCATTAACTTGTTTTACTCTAGTTTTAGCAAAAGTTTTTGCGTTTTCCTTAAACTTATCATGTGTGTATTTATGTGCGTAATTATCATTATATGTAGACTGTCTTATGTTATTCCAGTCTGTATACCAGACATTCTTGCAGTTACAAAAACTATAACCTAGTTCTGGGTGAGGAACAGTCTCTCCTGATATATATGCCTTAACTAATCCGTTTATATATATAGGATGCCCCATGCCACATAACGGACACTTCTGTAAATCTTCTTCTTTCCACTCCCATTTAGTAACCATTGGACTCTTACCGAATCTAAGCATTATTTCTCTTTTCGTATATTTTAGTAATATTTTCTTTTATCTTATCTACATCAAAATAAGTACATAATAAATGTCCGTCAACAACTGGACAACCTACATATTGATACGGTCCTTTATGACAAGGACTACAATAAGCTGGTGATTGGAGTGAATAATCGTTCTTAGCATGTTCACAATGGTTCTTTACCGAAGCGGCGGTCATTAATTGTATTGTTGGAGTATTCCACATATTAGCTGCACACATTATTCCAGACTCGCAACCTATAACACAATTAACTCTTTTAGCTAAAGCAGCAGCTTGTCTGAATGGTTGTATTCCTATGATAGACCTAATTCTCTTATCATCTATTTCTTTAAGTGTAAGATGTTTCCATTCTGGGCCAGCAGTCTCAATTATAACTGCATCTTCGTAAGTATCTAGTACCCACTTAGCTACCTCTTTTGCTTGTATAAATTGTTTATGAAAACTTGTACCAGAAAGGTTTATAAGTATGGTGAAATTATCTTTGTACTTACTATAGTATTCATCAACCTTAGTTTTTTCTTCTTCGGTAAAGAATAGCTCGCCAGTTCTACCTTTAATATTTGGATAGCCAGCTAAAGCCGTCATGTGGTCGTAGAAATTAATATTACATCTATTACTTCTAACCTTATCGTTTCGGTAATAATCGTTCTGTGTTTCCATCATCAGAATATCATATTCTATCGAGCCGTTAAGATTAATGAACGAATCATATTCTTCAGCCAATAATGCCCACTTCTTCTCTATCAAACCCCTGCGTTTAAGAAGGTCTGAACTGTCTGGTAAATAAGTTATCTTGTCAATGAACGGGTTGTCTCTTAATAACTGAAAACCTTTATAGTTTGTTTCTACTGCTACAAAATCAAAACCTTGTTCTTTTAACAATCGTGGCAAATGGCTTATATGAATAATATCGCCATAAGCTCCATACCTAAGTATTAACGCCTTCTTCATTCCCATCCTTTTGAACTTAGATAAAGGAGGAAGCAATCTCTTGCTCCCCCCTCTATAATATTAACTATCAGAAGTTAGAAACCTCTCTTTATACTCGACATTCGGAATAAGAGTTGTAGCTAACGCATTATCAGTCCCATATACATAAAGACTAACTGTGTCACCAGCAAGAATATCAGTTTCAACAACATTCAAACTAATAAAATCACCTACTGCGGAAGTACCAATCGTACTAGCCGTTCCTATAACAGTCCAAGTTCCAGTACCAGCAAGCTGATGCCCTAGTTGAACTTCAGATGCAGTGCCAGTTCCCAATACTTCAACTTCTAAGCTAGAGTCCAGAATTGTTGCTGGAAACGTAAACTTATACGCTGAATTAAGAGTTGTAGCTGTTGAAAATGTACCTGTTAAAGCATCTGTTATCGGTAAACTAACCATCTTTTTTGACCCATAAGAAGGGTCGCTATAAGTTCTACTCATAATAATATACCCCTTTCTTAGAGACTGTTAACGTGTATGATTCGAGTTTCCCCGTCCGTACTATAATCCCAGGTTTTGTTAAACCCAAGTAAACCGTACCATGCAATAGCCTGGTCACGCCCGAAATCCTTCGGTATATCAATTCTAATCTCTTCAGGAACGGCAATGCCCTCACGGACAGCGTCATCACCAAAGAAAATAGCTTCACCATATATACTCCCAGAACCAAGAGTATTTACAAGGAAGTTCGTTTCTTCAACGAATCTTGTTTTGTAATAACGACCAACTTCGCCAGTATAAGAGGCGTCCATAGTTGTGTTGATAGCTTTTGCTTCAAAGAAATCATATAGACCTCTAATCGAGTTCGTAGAAGCTATGCAAACATAGTTCTCGCCGTCAACTGTCGGTATAAAGAGTTTCTTCATCTGGTCTACAATATCACGAACATTCTTGTCACTCATATTGGCACCAGCAGTAGCCGTAGCTACACCAGCAGAACCAAAAGTCGTGGTAGCTGTGTTTGTAATATTTGCTTTATAATCTGAAGTCTGAAATTGAACAGCAGCGGCACTATCAAGCACCTTAGCCATATCATTCCTGAGAACAGTCTTAATACTGTCAGGTACGGAAACCTCAGACAAAGTCTGAACTTTCTGTGTGTGACCAATAGCATTACCATATTCGGTAATGGTCAAGGTTCCTTGCAGTATAGTGAAATTGCGTCTTGGGATAGTAGAAGTTTCTGATAATGTTCCACCAGCAGTAGTAATATTGCTGATTTTATTATAGAAAACTTGACTTCCACGAGACTTACCAGCGGCAGGTTCTATCATCGTGAACTGTCTAAACTTCATTAACGGCTGTGCCGCATTACGAAGTTTTTTTGACAATACATCGTTGTTTAGATACCCACCAAGTGAATCAGTTGCGAATAACTGTTGAGACATTTTAGTTATCTTTCTGTTTATCTAGGTGTTCCCCTGGACTTAGATGCGGAAGCTTTTCTCTCGTTAATATAGTCCATGAACTTATCAGATTTCTTTCCAGATTTCTGAACTTGGGCCTTATCGTGAGAAGGCTTCCCCAGTGAACTCTTGCGTTTTTCTTTCATTAGTTTCTGCTCAAGTTTCTTTTCCTTGGGGCTTTTTGATTTAGTATTATTATTCCTCTTCGACCTAGAAAGTTTTAAAAACGCATCTGCAACTGCTCGCAGCATACCGTTAGTGCCACCGTACTCGGATGCAAGCTCAGGGTCTTCAAAATAAGACTTTGCGACTTTGTAAAGGTCACTATTCACATTGCGTATATCCATTTTAGGATTATCTGCGTCGGCGTATCTGTCTATGACTGTAGTCCATTGTTTTTGTTTAGCCTGACCAGATTGTGCTACTTTATCCTGCTCAGACTTATATTGAGAGACCAACGAGTTCTTTAGGTTCTTCATTCTCTCTTTATTGATTTCAAACATTAACTGTGTGTCATTCTCATCTATCGCTTTGCGTTCCGCTTGTGCTAGTTGTTCCTCTGTGTAAGTCTTTTGTGTCTTAGGTTGCTCCTGTTGCTTAGCTCTCGCAAGTTCAAGCTCTGCCTCTAACTTGTATTTTTCTGCCGTTAGTTTATCAATACGTTTCTGATAGCCAGGTACTTTATCTTTCTTTGTGAGTTTTGCTACAACGTCATCTACATCTTCAGACTCTTCGATTTCCTCGGTGTCTTTTTCAACTGTGCCAGCTAAATCTTCTTCATCAGTAGTTTCCTCTGTAGTCTCATCAACCTCAGATGTTTCCTCAGGACTATCAACAACTTCCTCTTTGGTCTCTTCTTTTGCCACTACGGGCTCAGCAGTTTTTTCTTCAGGATTGCCGAATCCTTCATCGCTTCCCTTACGGTCAGCAACTATTTCTTCATTGGTCATTTCTGCCATTATGTTCCTCTCTTGGTTTACGACACCAATAAACGGACAGGGGCGTTATGGTTCTCCCCAGATACCATTACTTTTTGGATTTAGTTTTAGTTTGTACTGTTTTTGCCTTGACGGCTTCTACTACTACTTCTTTACTGCCTTTAGGAGTAAGTGTAAACTCTTTCCTAATATCAGCAAGCAGATTAACTTTCATATCATCAAGTCTTTCTTCCATTGTCTTCTGCCCACGAACCACATTTGCTTTCCTTGCTAACTTTATAGCCTTAGCCAAATCAAGATGATTCTTTACTGCTTGTTCAGGTGTTTGCAACACTCCACAACCATCTCCTCTGCCTTTAGCCATACAGACAGCACAAGTCTTCCCGATTTCACCATCGGAACCATTTCCACATACATCACACCAAAGTCTTTCCACTAAATCCTCCTATTGTTCGACAAGGTTTTACAGGTATTACCTAGAACCCTTAAAAATATCGTTATAATTCTTAGAATATTTTTCACTATACCCTAATTTGTTGGTCGAGTGGTTGTTATTGTCACTGCCTCTACAAAACTCGTTTGCAAGTTCATTGACAATTCCATTGCCTTCGTGCAGGCGAGCCTGATTGATTAAACTTGCTTGAACACTAGGGTCCTTCGCTATAGACAGCTTTTTCAACCTCGTTCTCACTTGCTCACACTTCATACCAACATCTGGAAAACTATCCATTACTCTTCCTCTTTGTAACCAGTTTCTACTTCATCGTAATCTGGAAAGCTTTCTTCCATAACTATTTCTTCAAACTCTGCTTTGTAACCAGGCAAAGAATCAACAAACTGATAGATGTATTTGTGAAAATCAGTCAAGGCTCGTTTATAAGCACATAATGATTTAAGCCTTTCTTCGCCCAATCTCTTATCATCAAGCGAGCCATTATGCCAACGCCCATTCTCAATTCCGCCAACTACATCAACAATCATCTTGTTTAGTACAGGCTCGATTATATTCTTCCACCCATCGCTCTGAACGGTTTGTAATACCTTCTCACCAGAATCTATAAATTTACCTAGCTGGTGTAGACGGTGATTGTTTTGTTCCCTGATTTGCTGTTCCTGCATTTGCCTCCACGTTGGCTCGCTGTTGAACCTGTCCTATTTCGCCACTTAAATCCTGTTCTTGTTGTGCTAATACTTGGTCTTCCTGTTGCATCTGTTGCTGTTGCTGCTGTTGGATAA